CTCTGATTACCGCTACATATCAAGATGGTGATGGTACTATTGACTTAGTAGTAGACAATGACCTGTCTAACTATGATAACAGTTCTTCAGGGTTTATCACTGCCACACTAACTACTGAACAGGTTCAAGATATTGTAGGAGCGATGTTCACTGGCAATACTGAGACAAATATTTCTGCTACATATCAGGATGGAGATGGAACGATTGACCTAGTTGGTACTCAAATGACATTTGTTTTAGAAGATGATGATGGCACTGAAGTATCCATATCAGACGCTGAAGAGATTAAGTTCCACAGTGGAGATACAAGTGTAGACATCAACTACTCTGATATATCTCCGGGTTCAGATGCAGACCCATTCGACTTGGATTTCAGAACTTTACACGCTCCATACTTGAAAACAGATGATGATAGGGACTTTGCTCCTGAAGACTTGGCAAATACGATTAGAGAAATATCAGGAAGATTCTCAACAAAGACAGGATTAGAGGATGGTTCAACCACTAACGCTGGTGATTATGTTGATGTTTTAGTATTGGATACATTCACAGGACATACAGGTGGAGATGCAAACCTATTGGCATTCGCTAAGAACAGCACAAAGAGAATCTATCACTACCGAGCAGACCAAGATGCTACGAATTGGGGAACTGCTTCTACTATTGCATATACAAGTGATGTTCCGACAACGGAAGCGATTCAAGATATAGTTGGGGCTATGTTTAGCAGTAATACAGAAACTAGAGTGTCGGCAACGTATCAGGATGGCGATGGCACAATAGACCTAGTTGCAGATGACATGAACTTCTCTGTATCAGATATCACAGGTGCGACTGCTCTAACAAGTGGTCTAGCATCAACTGATGAATTAGTGTTGAGTGACGCTGGAACTCTGAAGAGGATGGATGTGTCTGTTCTACAAGATTATATGCAGAATAGTCTAACTTTCACCACTAACACAAATACACAATTATCAACAGAGCAAGTTCAAGATATTGTAGGCGGTATGTTCTCAGGTAATACGGAAACCAACATTACTGCTACCTATCAGGACTCTGATGGAACAATTGACCTCGTTGTTAGTAGCAGTGGTGGTTTGTCTGACTTGGTAGATGACACTAGCCCACAACTCGGTGGTAACTTGGATACTAACAGTCAGAACATTCTGATTGATGACGGTCATGGTATCCTTGACGATTCTAGTAATGAACAACTACTGTTCGGTAAAACAACAAGTGCAAATGCGTACTTCAAGATATGGAATGGTATCTCTGATACTACTTCTGGTACTATGTTTGGAACGGATGTAGTTAGCTCATCCGGTAATACTGCCGGAGCAGGTCGTATGACCGGACCAGGGCTTGAGGCAACAGGAAGTCAAACAGATGTTGGGATGTCATTCAAGACGAAGGGGATGGGTAGTTTCGTATTCACTAATGATGATGCTTCTGCTTCCCCTAGCCCTTCCCTTCTCCTGCTTAGGAATAATCTTGAAGGCGAGGTTGCAGACGATGACGATATTGGAATAATTAAGTTCATGGGTGCAGACTCGGCAATGGTAGAAGAGGGCAGCGTTCAAGCAATACACGATTACAGGGATTACGCTAGAATAGGGGTGGAAGTACCTGATCAAACTAGCGGTAATGCTGATGGTGAGTTGTACATCTCCATATTAGTCAAGGACAGTCAGAGAAGACTACTAGCAGTTGGATCTAACAATCTCGCTCACGGTGATACACCTGCTGCGGGTGTTGCGGCCAAAGCGGGGCAGGTGCGAACATTCTCTAGCAACCAATCATTGGACTATGACGACTATGCCGGATTGTATCTAGTAGCCACGAGTGCTCTTACCTTCACACTACCTTCTGCTCCCAACAGAGGGGAGCAGTATGTCATCATTAGTGACACAACAGGAACTGTAACTATTGATAGAAATGGCAACACGATCAACGGTGCAAGCTCAAATGCCACCATAACCACTCGTTATGAGGCAAAGACATTTATCGCTATGGATAGCGGAGCATACATAATGCTAGGTTGATACTATGCCAATGCCAGCAGTTTTAGGAACAATCGCACAACAAGGGCAAGCAGGTGGCGGTGGCGGTGGCGGTGGCGGTAGTTCTGCCCCATCAAATGTTAGCGTGGCTACTTCATCTAGTGGTAACTTTGACGATGCCGTAATAATTGATTGCATTACAGGACCAGGAGTAATAACTGCGAACTCAGGTAGTACCTTTTCAAGCGGTACGGGAGATGTTGAGTTAGTTTATGGAGTCAATTACAGTAACGCAGTAAATGGCAATAGTGGTGTCCTTGAGTTCCAAACCTTCGGATATTGCAGAGCGACAGGAGCGACCTCCTTT